GGGTGGACTTTCCCGCCTGCACCATCGTGGTGATCCACCACAACACCAAGACCGGCACCTTCCGCGGTACAAGTGCCATCCGTGCTGCGGTGGATGAAACCTGGAACATGCGCAAGGGGACGAACGAGGAATTACTCGCGCGTCAGTTGAGCGCCAACTCACGCATCCTTTCCGTGGAGAAGTCACGCGATGACCGGGAGGGCATGGAGATGGTCTTCACCCTCCTGCCCGACTTCACGTACCAGATCCAGCACCTGCCCCCTAGGGTCGCCGCCAACACGCCTAACCAGCACGTGTTGGACGTACTTGCCGCTATGCGCACTGGAGGCGGTTCCTGGAGCATCCACGAGCTGACTGCGCACGATGGCGTGGGCGGTGACTTCCGAGTGCGGGCAAACAGGTACGCGCTCCAGCTTTTGGAGCAGCAGGGACTGATTGAGCGCACGAGTGCTCCCAGTGCCTACAAGGCAAAAGGCAGACCTCCTGTCTTTTACAAAGCGGTGGGTAAAGCAGCCCCTGGTTTGCTCTCTAGATCTTCTACTAACTCTCTCTCGCGTGCGAAAGTACCCGTAGAGGGTATGTCAGAAGCAGAAACCCCAGTAGTGGAGAGCGTTTTAAATCACAAAGCGGTTTGTCAAAAGCCTATTTCTGACAAAAGTCCCGAACTGGAACCAGGGGTGGCACGGCTGACGCCCGAGGAGGCGGAGCGGCAATCGAACGACGCCTTCGCACGCTGGCACTAAGCCTCCGGGCTTTTGACAAAGGGCTACTTTTGACAAACCCATGCGTTATTAAAACCCCTTGCGGCGCAGTGGAAGTTGCTTTTTACGCCGTTTTTGCGTGTATAAGGGTCGAGCGCTCCTCGGCCCGTTTTTTCCCCCAATTGTCACCATGCACCACCCCACTGAGGAAGAACGCCTTGAGAAGTTCTTTGCCGATCTCTGTAGCTGGATGCCCGAACCGCCAAGCCGATGGCGCGAAAACGCGATTGATCCGGTTGCGACACGTGAGACGCAAAGTAAGGCAACGGTAATGACGCAGGTGGACCTGTTCACCTAGTGCTACAATGACCTGGGCCACTCCACCCATAAGTGGCCCCCAACACCTACACCAAGGACCAGGCTATGACTGCTTTTTCATCGATGTCTACCGAAGATAGACCACAAACGTTGTATGGCATCGACAACCTAGAAAAACTGGCCACGGCAACGACTATTGCGTTCGACTGCGAAACTGTTGGGCTCCAGCCAGAACGTGGCAAACTGCGCCTGCTGCAACTTGCAGCGCGAGGTTTACCCGCGGTAATAATCGACTGCTGGGACTTAGACGACGCAGACTGGGACACACTTGCTGAGTTTTTTGCACGTATAGAAGGGCGTGCTTGGATTGCGCATAACGCGGTGTTTGACCTCGGGTGGTTACAGCAACACAACCTATATCCAAAAGGATTAGTAAAATGCACCATGTTAGCTAGTAAATTATTAAATAACGGTATTCCTAACCTTAAGCACGGACTTGCAGCAGTATCGGAAAGATACTTAAAGCGCGAATTAAGTAAGGAGCAACAACTGTCTGACTGGAGCGCGCCAGTATTAAGCGCTTCTCAACTTGAATATGCTGCTGAAGACGTTCGAGTTCTTTTGGAGTTAGATCCCATTATCTGCGCGTTTATGGCAGCGGGAAATCTATATAACGCTTGGGGATGCGAGTGTGCAGCGTTACCCGCGATGGCCCAAATGTGGCGGACAGGTCTGCCGTTTAATCGCGAAAAACTGCTCACATTACAGGTTGAACTTGAGTCCAGCATTGAGAATTACGGCAAGAAATTCCTCGTGCAGCTTGATGAGGCATTACCTGAGGAACACAAACTCCCACGCGAATCTGATGGGTCGTTCAACCTGCGCACCAAGGACAGCGGATCGGTGCGAGCTGGGACAAAGGTTTACGCGGGATTCAACCTAAATAGTTCCAAGCAGCTTGTGGCTAAGTTGACGCTACTCCTCGGGCAGATTCCGACTGATAAAGATGGAAAGCCCAGCGCATCACGCCAAGCGTTGCGCAGTTATGCCGCAGATCATGCCGTCGTGCAGATCTATCTCAGCTGGAAACGTGCGGAAAAGCGTCGGCAGATGGTGGTGTCACTGGTGGAGCACCAGGCGTCTGATGGTTTTATTCGTGCGAGTTACTTGCAGCTTGGCGCGGAGAGTGGGCGGATGAGTTGCATGAAACCAAACTTGCAGCAATGCCCACGGGATGCAAACTTTCGGGAATGTGCCGAGGCGCCCGATGGTTGGACCTTTGTGTGCGCTGACTTTGGTCAGATGGAACTACGTTTGGCCGCGGCCATTGCAGGGGATGCACGCATGATTAAGGCGTTTAAAGATGGCGAGGATCTGCACACGATCACTGCGGAAGCAATTTACCCCGACCACACGGATGACGAAGCGGAATTGAAGAAACGTAGACAGGTGGCCAAGTCGGCAAATTTTGGTTTGCTCTTTGGCTCCGGTGCAAACGGTCTTCGCGAATACGCCGGTTCCATGGGCATAACCATGACCACGGATGAGGCAGACATAATCCGCAACACCTTTCGTTCAACCTATGCGGGCATTGCGGAATGGCAGGAGGAGAGCGCTAAGCAGGCGTTCCAATCGCGCACGAATAAGTGGGCAGAAGTTCGTGTGCCGCACAGCAACATGCGGCGGTATTTGATGGGGGACATGAACCGCCTTACGACGCGCTGCAATACTCCGGTGCAGGGCGCTGGTGCGGCAATCCTTAAGCGAGCACTTGGGCAGTTGTGGCCCCACCTGTTTGAGGCGGGGGAAGACGAGGTACGGCTGGCGGCTGTAGTGCATGACGAATGCCTACTTCTCGTGCGAGAAGGTAAGGAAGAGCACTGGAAAACGCAGCTAAGCCAGGTCATGGAAGCAGCGGAAGCGGAGTGGCTTGGGGACATCCCACCACTTGCTGAAGCAAATTCAGGTAAGACTTGGAATACAGCGAAATGACCTAGTGCCAAGGACTGGACGGCAGATCGTTATGGATTGGCTGGCTGCGGAAATACGCCGTGCCTCTGTTGGTGACCTACAACGTGCGGCGCAGTTCTTGCAATTCGCACGTGAGGTTCGTAGCGGATGCAGTCAGCAACGCCGTTCCAGTAGAAAAGCGCAGAGCGGTGCCTGGCGAAAGCATACGGATGATTCAATTACATGGTGACGTGCTACGCTGTAGCACAACCACAGCGTTGCAATGATCCACGGACAGAAGCGCTACTTCCAGGTCTTACTCGACCCGTCACGCTCGGCGTTACTCGACGCACTTGCTGAGGAAAAGGGTTTGCGCCCTTCGGCACTCATTCGTGAGTTGACGTACCAAGGGCTTTCTCGCGCTTACCCGGCGTCAATGTATAACCTTGCCGATGCACAGGATGCGGCAATTCGCCAGGAGTCCGTGCATCGTCAGGTTGAAGGACGGAGGCGCAGACCGCTTACCGATTACGCAGGCGGTCTAGTTGTCACGGATTAACAGCAGCTCCAGTCGTGCGATCTCGTTGGTTGCCTGTTGGAGCAATGCTTGCTGAAGGTTCCATGAGCGGTAAAGCGACGCTGCAAGTGGTCCGACGTTCTGGGTGATCTCAAGACGCCGAGCCATTACCTCGACCTTGAGTTGATCCTCGGTTGCAACCCTTGGAATCATCCACTGTCCAAATTGTTCCACTTCCATGGGGCTAACAATCCCCATAATGCCTAATGAATTGCCCGAATTGCGGTAGTAAGAACCACCGCACGCCAGTGACCAACAGCGAACGACCAGACCAAGTGGTGCGCAAGCGGGTATGCAGTGACTGCAACACGCGGTGGTTTACGGTTGAGCTTGAAGTGCCGACCTATGCGGTGGGGTGGGGCGGCCCGAGCGGTAAACCTGTGTTACGCGCTCCCCTGACGCTGAAGGCGGAGCACCTAGAGGCGGCTCATCAGCGCGAAATACTTGCTGCCTGTAACCGCATCCGGTGGGGCGCGGATAACCTGGACTGGACGGATGGTAAAGATTTGTAAACTACCCTTGATACGCACCGCCTGCGGTGTATAGTACCGGGACAGGGGCAAGCCTCCTGCATCCAATCAAATCCAATCCAATGATCAACAATCCTTTTGTCAACCGTCTTGCTGTCATCGTCCTGATGTTTGCGGTCTACGCCGCCGGTGTCAGCGGTGGCCGTGAACAGACCGTGCATACCGCTCAAGGTGAACCCGTTTGCCAGCAGGTGCTCAAGCCATGACCTTACGCAACTACTATTTCCGCATCCGTAACGCCAACGTCTACGAGTGCATCAAAGCCACCAGTTGGCTAGAAGCCAAAGCCATTGCCACCGAAGAATGGCTGCCCTACTGGAACCAGATTGAATGGCTCACACCTACTGACCACCATCAAATAAAACTTCCCAATGTCTGACATCCAAGGTGCGCTGCTGCTGTGGCGTGAAGATTATCACGCCCGCTACGGCGATGGCATCAGCCGTCCCGTACCCAAAGCACGCACCAAGCTCTACACCTTGATCGTGTACAAGTCAGGTGCCATGCCAATGACCATGACGATGCGTGCCGAAAGCAAAGCGGCTGCTATCACCTACGCTCAAAACCGCTGGCCCGATGCTGTGATTGAACCCAAATGATTGACACACTACGCCGTTTGCAAGCACTTGTAAGTGACGCGGGGCTTTTTAAGGCCGGTCGAGAGCACGAACGAGAGCATCTGAAAGCGTTGATACACGTTCGAATGAGTCAACTGCATGAAAACTCGATAGCTTGGCACGAATGCCGCAATCTTTACGACATCATCAAATGAAACAGTTTCAACTCGACAACCAACGCCACGCCACCATAGAAGCGCTGTATGAGCGCAGTGGCCGCACCTGCGGCACCTATACCGGCCTTTGGCAGGAATACGCTGCCGACATTGCGGTTAACTTCCGAGACACTGACTACCAGGAACTGTACGACGCGGTATGCCTTGCCATGGGTGAAACCAAGTCCGTACTAATCGAAAAACACGCGCAGCAGGCAATTCAAGTCTGCCGTCAATACTTACTAGGCAAATGGCTGTAGGACCAGTATCCAAGCGTCGGCGCAATCTATCGGTGCAAATCCGCGTCACCGAAGAGGAGGTTGCTGCTGCCAAAGATTTCGGTAACGGCAACGCATCGCACGGCTATCGCATGGCCTTGCGCATTGCCACTGGCCGTAAATCGAAACCCATTCCATTGAGTACACTGCTCCGAGCTGCTGCTGAAATGGCGGCTGAACTCGAAGACTCACCTAAACGCGGAGCACCTAGGCAATCAACATGAATGAACCGTTTTTCAAGTCCTATCTTCTTGGTCGTAACTTCCTGCTTGAGGACATCAAAACCCTTAGCAACGCAGAACTGGACACTCTGAACATTGAAACCATGGCTGCCCTTGAGGAGGCTCGGTATCAGTACGCAAGAGTAGATGACAAGACCACAGCAGAAGCCGGGCCAGTATTTGCCCGGATGAAAATTGCCGGTTATTTCCAGGCTGCTATCAGGCTGGAGCTGGAGACCAATGACTGATCTGGTCAACCATCCGCCGCATTACACCGATGGATCCATTGAGTGCATCGACGCAATTGCAGCGCAGCTGACGCCAGAAGAGTACAGAGGCTACCTGAAAGGGAACATTGCCAAGTATGTCTGGCGTGAGCGCCATAAAGGCGGGCCAGAATCACTGAAGAAGGCACGCTTTTACCTTGATCGCCTTATCGCCAACCTAGAGCCATGAGCGCACCATTCCTGAACTGGATCGAAAACTGCGCTGTGCGTTTTCTGCTGTCTAGCCCACGGGTTGGCTTTGTTGCGGTCAAGCACCACAGTTTCAACCACATGTACGTTGTGCAAGACGCAACTGACAAGCAGGTTGATGCCATCATGCAAGAGTTGGCTGAGGAGCCAGAACCGCTGTCGATGCAACTGGAGCGGCTGTACCACGAGCCAGCGTATGGAGAAAGCGAATGATCGTTCTCTACAGCGGCAGGGTAATTGTTGAACGCTTGCGGTTGTCCGACAACTGGCGGGCCAAGATTCGCTTGCCAGGCCGCGCTGAAACAATTCTTGACCTCTGTACGCCAGACGTGCGAGAGGCGTACATCCGTGCGCAGTACCACTATTTGGCACTACGCAAAAACCAACCAATCGAAGAAATTGAATCCGAATTTCATGGGAAAGCCAAATGCTGGTCTTGTATCCATTGGTTACCACGCGGCAACGAATGCAGCCTTGGATTCCCCGAAGCACGGCAGAATGGGGGGCGCTTTGCCGCACGCTGCGGGTTGTACGACGATGGAAAGGAAGGTGCTGGATCGAATGGACCGGGGCGAAGGCCGCTGGATTGAACTGCTGGATCACGGTTTTGGCGAAGAACCTGTATATCGGGCTTGCGGCCAAAACGGTGCCCTTTGCCGATACACCAACGACCTATGGCAGGCCGAGATCTATGTGCAGTATTACTGAGTAAGCCAGGAATCGATTGATTCCTCGCGGGTCAAGTTGTAGAACGGCTGGGCACGAAACCACTCGCGCCAGTCGCGGTGACCCTTGCTGCCGTTGCAGGTGATGCAAGCGCCACAAAGGTTTTCTGGTACGGTCAGGCCGCCCAGCACCTTGGGGATGATGTGGTCAAGCGTGGCGCTGCGGGGACCGAGCTGCTCGTTGCAGTAGGCGCAACAGTAATCACTTCGTAATAACACCGCATCACGCCACCGCCGCTTCGCCTCCTTCCTCGGTATCAACGTCGTCCCATCGATCTGATGATCCACTGTTGGCATCTGGCAGGGGGAACATTTCGATCTCAAGCGCAAGCAGATCTTCCTCGCTCCCAATGAACTCGGTGATCCGTGCGTAGATGTCCGCTGGCAACTCCTCCGGGTCGCTGTCCGAACGAATCACCACCTTGGCGGCGATCTCGAACAGGTATGGTTGCACGGAGCAGTTGCCGCTGCTACCAACCTAGCTGGCGGCGGCAAACGTGAAGAAATGCAACAGTATTGCCAGGCGCACCGTCTGTGGTGTATTCTGTTCCTACGGGAGGCAACTCCCGCAATCAAATCAAATCAAATCAAATCCAATGAAATACCGCACAATCAAGGCCGTTCGCGCCGAGCTGCACTGTCGTGGGGGGTGGTTGGAAACAATCAGGGACACCGAAGCCCCCG